CTATAATACATTTGTTTTCAATTGGAGGTATCATTCAAACAACATCACTATATCCATCAGCACCATCACCAATACCAGCACCAGGTGTTATAATGTGGACGGGTTATTTGGTACCACCTGCCATTCCAATTCCAAATATAAATTTTCCATCGGAGGATGGTAGTGAGCCGGCTGTTGTAGAACAATCTGATTCTGATATAATGGATGAATTGGATTTATTAAGTAGTAATAACGAAAATTTAACAAATGATAATAGTACTAATAGTAATATAGAAAACGGCTCTGGTGGTAATACTTCACTTGATGATACTTCATTACAAAATGTATTAAATATATCTCTACCTGATATGAATGTTGAATCTTTTGATGTAAATACTTATATTGCAAATTTCCAACAACAACTTGAGGATGATGGGTGTTGTTGTGATTAAAAAATGAAAATACTTAATTTAAATATTTATAAAGGAGTAATACAAACTAAAATAAAATGAATACTGATAAATTAATAAAAGCAATTCAAATTATTGTAGCGGAGGAAATTAAATCGGTACTACCAAAGTTGGTTAAAGAAGGTGTTAAGAAGGAGATGGTAAAGTTGTTAAAAGAAAACAAACAACTTAGAGAAGCTCTAAAACCTACTAAAAAAGTAGTACCTACCGAACCTACATTTATGGATGACGCTATAAATGAGACAACACAACCACAACCTCAGCAAAGAATGTTGAGTAGAAATCCAGTATTGAATCAAATACTAAATCAAACTACACCACTTAGTATAAGTGAGAATACAACTAAGAGTGTATTGGATAACATACAACCTACATATGCTGGGGCTCCAACTGAAGTTTCTGAAAGAACAATGGATTTTGGAACACAAAGTACTCATACATTAGGTGCACAAAGTATAGCTGATAAGATGGGGTATGGTGATATGCAACCTGCTGGTAAAAAGCAAGGATTGGGTGTTTCAACCGGATTAGCTGGATTGGATAGAGTGTTGAATAGAGATAATTCAGAGCTTATAAAAGCAATGGATAAAAAGAAAGGCCCTTGGAGACCAGGGATGTAATATAGATTATGGCAGTTGAATTAGGTAGTAAGATAGTAAAAGATACGCAATCATATAATGATTATGCGATTGGTATATCTTTGCCTATTCAAATAACAAATACGGCATTCGAGCAAACATTCACAACCATAGAGCAAGTAAAATCTAATATAAAAAATCTATTACTAACAAAAAAAGGTGAACGAATAATGCAACCCACATTTGGAAGTGGATTACAAGAGGTATTATTTGAACAAAATGTAAATGATTTTGAAAGTAGAATTGAAGATACTATAAATGAGAGTTTGGAACAATGGTTACCATATGTAACAGCCGAAGAAATTGATATCGATGCATCAGATGAATTAAGAGATGCTAATCGAATAAACGTTTCGGTTAAATTTAGAATCGGTAATAACGCTGATTTGAATGAAGTAACATTCATTACACAGGGATAAAAAAATGGCTATAACAAAAACAAATAAAAACTTTAAGAATAGGGGAAAGGATATAAAGTATCTTAATAAAGATTTTGCTGAATATAGAGGAAATCTAATTGAGTTTGCTAAAACGTACTTCCCAAAAACATATTCTGATTTCAACGAATCATCACCTGGTATGATGTTTATTGAGATGGCATCTTATATTGGAGATTCCCTTTCATATTATATTGATGATACTTTAAAAGAATCTTTAATGGTTCATGCTGAAGATATTGAAAATGTAATAGCACTTTCACAATATTTAGGATATCAACCAAAAGTTACATCACCGGCAGTAACAACACTTTCAGTTTATCAGTTAGTACCATCAATTGGTACTGGTGGTAGTAATACTTATGATGAAACTTATCTACTTACAATAAAACAAGGAATGCAAATTTCAGATGCTGATGGAAATGTATTTTTAACAAGAGATATAGTTGATTTCAGCGATGATAATGATAGAGAAATCAGTATATATGAAACTGATAGTATAACTGGAGAAACTACATTTTACTTAGTTAAAAAATATGTACAAGCTATATCTGCTCAAGTAGAAACTAAAGAAGTTGTATTTGGTTCATATGAATCATTTCAAACTATTGAGTTAACTGATACTAATGTAATTGATATTTATGATGTAAGGGATTCAAATGGAAACAAATGGTATGAGGTTCCATATTTAGGACAAGAAATGGTGTTTGAGGATTATCCTAATACTGAAATAAATGATCCTGATTTATATCAATTTAAATCAACTGTACCTTATATTCTTAAAACAATTAAATCACCTCGTAGATTTGTAAAAAAAGTAAATGGTGATAGTACAACTACTATTCAATTTGGAGCTGGTGACCCAACTGCAAATGATGAACAATTACTTCCTAATTTAAAAAATGTTGGATTGGGATTACCTAATTCAATTAGTAAGTTAAATGAATCATTTGACCCAACTAACTTTTTAAAAACAAAAACATATGGAACATCCCCAGCCAATACAACTATGACTGTAAAGTATTTAGTGGGTGGTGGAGTTAGTTCAAATGTTGCAAAGGGTACTCTTACAAAAATTAGTTCTATTGAGTTTGAAGAAGATTTACAATTATTAAGTAGTAACTCCATAGCATTATATAACGCAACTAAAAACTCCGTAGCAGTTGATAACGAAGTTCCTGCAACTGGTGGTAAGGGTGGTGATACTATTGAAGAAATTAGAGAGAATGCATTAGCAAACTTTGGTTCTCAGAATAGAGCAGTAACTGCTAAAGATTATCAAGTAAGAGTGTTATCAATGCCAACCAAATATGGTTCAATTGCAAAAGCATACGCTACTGCAGATGGTACATTGGATAATAATTCACCTTCTTCTATTTTAAGTTCACCTAAAGCTCTGCAAGAGTTTACTGATTTAGTAATGGGATTTGTTGAAAAGTCTGATAAAGAAGAACCAAGTAAAAGAGATGTTAAGCAGGAATTACAAAAATTCTTAATAGGTAAAACTTCTAATGATAATGAAAAGAATAACCCATTTGCAATTAATCTTTATTTATTAGGATATGATGGTAATGGTAAGTTATCAAACTTAAACAACGCTGTTAAAGAAAATTTAAAAACATATTTAAACGAATATAAAATCCTAACGGATGGTATCAATATATCCGATGGGTTCATTATTAATATTGGAATTAATTTTGAAGTAATAACATTAAAGAACTATAATAAAAGTGAAGTTATTACGGAATGTATTAGTGAAATGAAAGATTACTTTAACATTAATAATTGGACATTTAATAATACTATAAACTTATCGGAATTAGAATTACTATTGGCAAATGTTGATGGTGTAAGTTCAGTTCCAAAATTAGAAATTGTTAATAAGTGTAAGGGTAATTATACAAACAATTCATATAATATAAAAGCGGCGATTAAAGATAAGATTTTGTATCCATCTTTAGACCCATCAGTTTTTGAAGTTAAATTTCCAGATGTGGATATAAAAGGGAGAGCTAAATAATGTATTACTTTTTAACAGCATCAAAGGATGCATCGGTTTACTTACAACAACCTGACCAAAACACTGGTTTAGATGAGGTATTGGAGGTTAGTAAGGTATATTATGGTAACATCAAAGATGTATCAAGAGCACTCCTTAAATTTGATTTAAATGGGGTATCGCAAAGTATAGCTGGTGGTACTGTAAAATTAGATGAAGCAACTCTTATATTAAAAGAAACTGATTCTGAAGAATTACCATTAGAGTTTACATTAGAGGCATATCCAATTTCACAAAGTTGGGAAATGGGTAATGGTACTAGATTTGATGATATATCAACTGCAGGTGTAACTTGGAATAACAGAGAAGGTGATACGATAGAACGTTGGTTACAAACCGCAGAATTCTCAGAAGTATCAACTGGTTCATATGCTGGATTGGGTGGTACATATTACAACTCAATTTATAGTACTCAAAATTTTGAATACTTAACAACTGATGTTAATATGGATGTTAAGGATATTGTAGAAGATTGGATTAGTGGTTCAATACCAAATGATGGTATTATACTCAAATTACCATTTGAGAAAGAAAATGATTCTACGGATTATGGTATATTAAAATTATTTAGTAAAGAAACGCATACAATACATCAACCTAAATTAAGAATAGGTTGGGATGATGTAGTATTTACAACTGGTTCTCTTACTGAATTAACATCTGAAGAAATAAAAGTTGGAATTAGAAACTTTAAAAAAGAATATAAAGTAAATACAACTCCAAAATTGAGAGTAA